GCAAACCATGTTCACCAGGGAGCCTGGGAACCAATCGAATCCACTGACAATTATTATATTGAGATGGTATAAAAATGGCTAAAAAAGACTACAAGAAACTTGCGGACGAGAATATCGTAACGCTGCTTGACGATTGCATTGGTCGCAGTGTCGGCTATTCAGATTCCGAGTTAAGTTCCGAGCGTAGTAAAGTCATCGACTACTATAATGGCACTCTGCCGCGTCCTCAGCATGACGGTAATTCTAAGTACGTTTCGCTCGATGTTTACGATGCAGTTGAGTCTCTCCGGGCTGCACTCCTAGAAACTTTTAGTAGCGGCAATCAGAACGTCAAGTTCGCAGCTCAGAATGGCGAAGACGTCGAGATGGCCCAGGTCTGTACAGAATACACAGACTACGTCATGCATCGTCAGAATGACCTCTACAAGATAATGTCAGGTGCCATATTTGATGGCCTTGTGGCCCGGGTAGGCGTAGTGAAAGTCTTCTGGGCTGAGTCCATGGATTTCGACTACGAAGAGTTCGAGGGACTAACAGAAGATGAGCTCGATTTCCTCCTGGCACAAGACGGCGTAGACCTGGTCGATGATGACGAAGATGACCTGGGACTGCACACAGGCACCATCAGTATAGAAGTGGATACTAGCCAGGTCATTATTGAGAACATTGCCCCAGAAGAGTTTCTCATAGAATCCCAAGCCAAGAGTCTCGAAGACGTTGGCTTTTGCGCTCACCGCACCAAGAAAACTTTAAGCGAGTTACGCCAGTTAGGCTACGACGAAGACAAGATAGAGAAAATTGGTGAACACAACGATGTTGACCTGGAGACAGATCCAGAGGTTCTAAGTCGCTTCGAGAATACTGGTAACGGTCGAGGCTTCAGTAACGAAGGTTACCAGGACCAGGTCCGCACAGTCATGGTCTACGAAGCATACATAATGCTAGACGTTGATGGCACTGGCGAAGCTGAACTGTGGCGAGTTGTGAAAGCAGGGAACCAGATGCTCGAGAAGTCAAAAGCCTCTCGACGTCCATTCGTAGCTTTCTGTCCGTTACCCATACCCCACGCATTCTTCGGCACCAACTACGGCGCCAAAGTTATCGCGACTCAAAATGCTCGTACCGTGTTAACCAGGTCTATCCTGGACCACGCAATGATTGCAAACAATCCTCGGTACATGGTCCTGAAAGGCTCACTAACAAATCCAAAGGAGCTGATAGAGTCTCGAGTAGGCGGTATCGTCAATACGACTCGCCCGGATGCTGTCACTCCGATGTTGCAGGCACCATTGAATCCGTTTGTCTTCCAGACTATCCAGATGCTCGATGAGGATAAAGAAGACACCACTGGCGTCTCTCGAATGAGTCAGGGCATTAATAAGGATGCTCTAAGTCACCAGAACTCAGCCGCCATGGTTGAGCAGCTGGCCACCATGTCCCAGCAGCGCCAGAAGATAATAGCCAGGAACTTTGCGTCACAGTTCGTTAAACCCTTGTTTCAGGAAGTCTATCTACTGTGTGTTGAGAATGAGACACAGGAGAAGATCGTCGAGCTGTCAGGCAAGTATGTAGAGGTAAACCCTCGTGCCTGGAAGGAAAAGCGTGACGTTACTATTGAGATGCACCTGGGCTATGGCGAACAGCAGAAAGAAGCTGAGAAGTACCTCCAGCTACATGGGATGCTTTCTACCGATCCGAACCTCGCAGTGATGTACCAGCAGCCGAATCAGTACGAGCTGGCTAAGAAAATAATGGTGATGTCTGGCATCAAGGACGTCGATTCTTACCTCACTAATCCAGCTGACCTACCAGAGCCTCAACCAGATCCAGCCGAAGAAATGCAGAAGCAAATGCTACAGCAGCAGATGGAACTGTCCGAGCGCCAGACAGCGGTTGGCGAAATGAAGCTACAGATAGACCAACAGATAGCTCAGATGAAGCACGATTTAGAAATGAGCAAATTGGAAAATCAGTTAGCAATAGCCAGCGATAACCTGGACCACAAAGAAGACCAGTTAGATCATAAGAAAGTCATTGCGAATGCCGAGCTAGTACTAGCAAGACAGGCCGATGAGATAACTGCAATAGCAAGCCCGAACTAGAGATAGCCGGGAACACCAGGCCCACTTCGGTGGGCTTTTTTATGTCCTAAGGAGACGCAAAATGAAAACTGATGAGCAATTAGCACAAGAAGGAAATGACGCTGAAACGCTTTTGAATAGCACCGCGTTCAGTGGAGTAGTAAATGGCCTACTCGAAAGTACATTCGAGAAATTCTGTATGTCAGAGAATGGCGAAGAGAGTCTGCGGGAAGATACCTACCAAGGCTATCGAGCTTTGGTGTCCCTGGTAGATACATTAAAAGGCAAGGTCGCAGTACGCGATCAAATCAATGAGAGAGCAAGCGAAAGCCGCTCAGAAGAGGAATAGGACCATGAACGACAACGTCCAAAGCGACACCACTTCGGAATACCCAGGTCTCGACTCAGTCGACGATGCTGCGGAAGCAATTCTTGGTAATTGGAATGACCCTGATGAAGATCAGGTATCTGAAGATACTCAAGAGGCAACAGGTGAAGACACCGATGATGAGACTGGTGACGAATCTGAAAATGAAGAAAGCGAAGACCAAGACCAAGATCAAGAAAGTGAGGACCCTGATGAAGACGCCGAAGACAGCGATGAGGACCAGGAAGACCAGGTAGAAGAAATTAACCTGGACGAAGATACCCTGGTAGAAATCGTAGTGGACGGCGAGACCAAGCAGGCATCCATCAAAGACTTGAAACGACTCTACGGTCAAGAGCAGTCTTTAACAAGAAAGTCTCAAGAGACATCTGCCCAGAAAAAACAGGCCGAAGAGTCTCTGCAAAAGTCACATGCGACATTACAGGCGATGATCTCTCGCGCTCAAGAACGGTACAAGCCCTACGAAGAAGTCGATATGCTTTTAGCATCAAAACAGATGTCTTCTGACGATTTTGCCGCCCTTCGAGCTGAGAGTAAAACAGCTTACGATGATCTTAAGTTTCTAACTGAAGAGTCAGATCAATTCATGGGTCACGCTAGAGAACAACAAGCACAGCAACAGCAGGAATCTGCAAAAGAATGTGTGAAGGTTCTCCAAGCCGAACTCCCGGACTGGTCCAACTCTATGTACAACGACATTCGCCAGTACGCGATATCGAGAGGACTTGAAGAAAGCGCGGTTAACCAATTTACGGATCCAAATGTCATCATGCTTATAAATAAAGCACGACTGTATGATCAAAGTAAAAAGGTTGCCACGGTCAAGAAGTCTACCGCAGCTAAGAAAATTCTAAGATCAAAGAAAGCAGCCCCGACTAAGTCTGATGTTAGACAACAAAAGGCTAAGGCGGCTCAGGACAGACTGGCTAACAGTGCGTCCGGGGGTAATGATCTTGATGATATAGCAGAGGCAATTATGTCTGGCTGGGATTAATCATTTCAATTTTTTAAAAAGGTAAATTAACATGGCTACATTACAGACCTATCAGGTCATCGGCATGGCTGAAGACGTTTCTTCCACCATTGCTAACATCTCGCCTAAACTAAATGGGCCGCTATAGAGTAATCTGTAGTTGTAACTAGGAGAATTGCTGGAAACTCGTAGTAGCGTGGTAGCTGCCGACAATCAGCAGCCGAGCCTCACAAGATGAGGAAGGTTCAACGACTATCCCGAAAGGGAGTACACCCAAGTGGGTGGAAGCACCTAGCCCCTCTTTATATAGAGGGTGAAGATATAGTCTGATCTGCATGGAAACATGTAGCAGTCCCCAGGGGACGGAGTAGGAAATAACGAGCCTACTTGAACATAAATGACTTCAACACCATTCCAGGCTGCAATCAAAACTGAGAAAGTCCACGCTCGTACATTCGAGTGGATGGAAGACTCAATTAGGGCTGCTGGCGTAAATGCATTAGTCGAGGGAGGTAGTCCGACCGACATAACTGTTGGGCAGCCTACCATGCGTTCTAACACCACGCAGATCATTGGTGAGTCGTTCAAGATCGCTGGTACTGTGGATGCGGTTAAGAACCATGGTCGAGGCAAGGAAACAGCCTACGCACTTGCAAAAACCCTTAAGGCCATCAAGCTCGATGTAGAACGAGCAATGGTCGGCGTAAGCCAGGCAGCGGTCGTGGGTTCTGCTTCAGCTGCTCGTAAAATGGCGTCAGCAGATCAGATGATCACTACAACTTTAGATGCAGGATCCAACAGTACCGATGCGCTTACAGAAAGCAAGCTGCTGCAATTACACCAGACTTGCTACGAAGCCGGTTCCGACCCATCAATCCTGATGGTCAAACCAGCTGATGCAGGAATTATCTCTGGTTTCACAACTGCTTCTTCTCGTACTCGTGACTTTGGCCAGAGCAAAACTCTGACCGCAGCCGTGGAAGTTTTGGTTACAAGTTTTGGTACTCTAAGGGTACTTATAAAC